TACATACAACCAACAACCATCATAGAATCCAATAGTGGTATTGATTCCAGTGTTTGAGATTCCATACTTCTTTGGATCACCATTTAAACGAATATCGGTGATTCCAAAAGTTCCAGAAAAGTAGTTATTATATCCACGCCCCGGTGACACAATATCAATAGTTGTTATGGACCCGGGAATAGCTTGTGATTGAGTCGTTAGATCAGTTTTTACTGGAAAATAGTCCGAAGTAGCGAATGTTCCGAAATCTGCGTCATCAATAGAATACATGTACTTCCAGCGATATCCATCTGTTGGGAAATAGAAGTCATCTCCTGATGAGCTTACATTCGTAATAGATGGTGATACTACAGAAGGCGCGCCATTCCCATTTTCAAGGCACTTAAAGACATTCCAATTTGTTCCTTCTTGAACCATAACATAAAAGTTTTTATTATATAAGTTAGAATCTCTATGATCATAGATATCATACACTGTATTTGATTGCCAGTCAATTCGCCTAATCATTGGCATAACATTTTGATTATTAATTTTCTTACCAAAGATCATATTAAAATAAGAACTGTTTTGAATGTCTTGGGTGTTTTCAAACGGGGACACACCAGTATTTGCATCTATGTGATTTCCCACAAAGAAATAATACTGATTATTCGAAACTGAATCAATGAAGTTCTTTCCTGAATTAATCTTAAATTCAGTAGTAAGCAGTGATCTTCCGTTATTCATTTCTTATCCTAGTTTGATAGAAGAGACAAAACATTTATATTTGTGGTGGAATAAAATGTTAACTTCTTAAGAGTTACTCCACCAGAATTGGTATCCGGATATCCAGCACCCATTCCGAATCCTAATACTGAACCATTTACTGGTGTAGGTGTATATATGGATTTTGCATCCGATCCATTGATAGACATTGCTAATGTATTACTCGAGAACAACATAGCAGCTTTAGTATCTCCAAAGAATGCCGGAAGCACCATCCCACCAGTGTCAAGACCATTAGAATAACCATAGAATTCGAAACGGTAACCACCATCATCATCCCATTGTTGTTCAGGATCAAATGTGAAATCATTAGCTAATGATATAAAGAAGTGCCCATCTGGAGCAATCTTTGAATATTCTGCTACACAAATAAATTCAGAACCAATTACAGACTTAAGAGCAGAAGTCGCTAGAAGTCCTATAAAGTGAATTGCATTGAATACTATTCCTGTTCCCGAAACAAGATATGATGGATCCCATGAAAACCAGTTCGTTGAATTCGAAACCCATTGATCTGAAAATGCAACGGTATTTCCACTAGTGGTGTATACTCCATTCTCAAAATCAGAAACTGCTAAAGGTTCTGAAACCGTATTCTCTATAACAGTAGAACTAATAACAGAAGCGCTGCTTGGAACTAGTGAATTCTTAACCAAAGAAGAAAATACTTTTGTTCCAGATACATGAAGAACATTCTTCAACATATCAGAGTAGCTTTCAACTGTTACGGGAGATCTGATTTCATAAGAGAAATTCTGATAGTAATCGCCATCAAAGAGATACTTATTAGTGCTTAGAAATCCACCAGTAGTCTTATTGAATCCCGTTCCATGACCTAGTGTTTGTACTGAAGCAATAGCTGTTCCACTTCTATTACCATCTAATGAGGTGAATGTAACAGTATCACCATCCTTAAACAGAAATCCCGAATCCGTCACCTTCAAAGTAGATACTGATGATGAAGAGGATGAGACATTAGTTGTAATATTCGCATTGTCACCAGCAATTCCTACAAGGTCACTAGTAACCTCTATTGGATACGCAGTATGTCCAGAACTAATTCCTACCATGAGATAAGAATTAGATGAATCACCAACCGTCCAATTATTTTCAAATGTTAGTCTTCTTACATGCACTTCAGATGTATTTGCAAACTTTACTAGACCCTTAGCACCATTGATACTCTGTGTGATCTCTTCACCGATGGTAAAGATTCCAGTTGGAGATTCAAGCCTAATAACAAAGTCAAACAAACTTAATGGCGCCACAAGAGGATCGATTGCTTCAACAAATGGAGCATAAGAATATCCAGAACCAGGATTTTGATCTTTTAGTGTTGCTATCATTCCAAGAGTCATCGTCTGGAATCTAAGTGCATCTGCTAGAGTCATATTAGTAAGATTTGCTAAATTTAGGTCAGCGCCGTATGATGTAGCGTTTATCCAGTTCTCACCATTAGTCTCATCAATATGATCTCTCACATAATTTGTATTGATCTCCACGGTTTCTGGGTATAGAAGATTTGAATCAAAACTAGTGTTAGCTCCATCGCCAAATGAAAGCTTAGTTGCTGAAGCATTCCATAGAGAATTATTAGAGGTATCAAATAGAATATTTCCGTTAGCAGTATTGAATGCTCCGGTGATTAATCTTAAACCAATATCATACGATATGGAGTTAATCGTAACATTTCCACTAGTAACAGTAGAAATTAATGGTTGATTAGTTAAGAACATCCCCTCTAGATTATCAACTTCAAGAATAAACGAGTTAGACTGTTTCTTTGTTACTGATTGCACACCCGATGTAACAAATACCTGATTATTGGATGATCGTTGATAAGCTATATCACCAACAGAAAATAGTGCCGAATTTCCAGTGCAATAGATCATCACATTGCTAGATATTCCAATAACATCCGCCTCAGCAGTGTTATCAGTCCATCCAGCATTTTGAACCTGAAAAGATGCAGTGTTTCCAGCAGTATAGTAATATGGGGCCGTACCATCCATATAATTGTTACCACTAATAGTGTTTAACAGGAAGTAATTGGTTGTAGTATTCGTGCCGTATTCTGCGGATAGAATAGTATTCACGCCAATCAAAGTTCCATTAGCATAGTAGTTGTATACAGTTTCGCCAGTCGTGAAGATTGCTGTGTTGTTATACCATTGTACATTCGCCATTGGCTGATATACATGCGTTAGCTTTCCGTCTAAAGATGTATTCGTAGATGATACGATATGTACGTTGGAAAGACTTAGTACTTTTTCGGATACATACATATCGGAATTGATAGTATAACCCCATCCTCCATCATTTAGATAAAATGATACAGTTCCGGTAACTGACTGAAGATCGGTAACAAGACCTTTAGCTTCGGATCCTGTTCTTGATTCTAGATTTACAATATCTCCTTTTTGGAATCCACTACCTCCACCTATCACTGTTAGATCAGTAAGAGACCCGATCATAGTTGGGAACTCATCTAATGGAGTCGTACTATTGTTCTGTAAAGTGATTATCTCTCCAGTTTCGAATGTACCGGATATAGCAGAAACGTATAGGAGCTCCATGAAAGTAGCTCCAGACTTTCTCCTAACTAGCTTTTCAACGAATGCCGTTGCCCCAGAATTTACTCCCTTTATTATTTGTCCAACTAATAGTCTATTAACCGACGTAGTAATAATTTCTAGATAATATGGAATAAACCATTCTGACGACGATAGCTTGAAGATATCATTGCCAGGGTAATATATCTCCGCCTCTGCAGAAAAGATTAGATCAAAGAATAATTTAATGCTATTCTCTGATCCCTTTGATCTATAGAGATCTAGAGCGTTTTTGACGAGTCTCTGGGTATCCGTTGCTGTATTGAGCTGGATGTTCTTGAGATACTTCTCTTTAAAATAGAGAATGAAGTCACTAACTGTCGTATCAATATCATGATTAGATAGATGATGCCTAGCTTGATAGACTGGAGATAAGGTATCCGTCTCCAGCCAATTATAATATTGCTTTACGAATTCGACAAAGAATGGCCCCTCTTCCCTGTATATTTCAGGAAATTGACTCTCAATGAAATTAGAAATCTGAGTGTCGAGCATTATTGTCTAACTGCTTCTACTGTTATAGTTACTTCAGAAGGATCAATTTTCAATATATCCACATACGATGACGTTATATCAGAATCTTCCGTCACTACATAGAATCTAATTGAGTCTCCGACAAATTTATCACATGAGAAGTTAATTAGCTGTATCTTTCCAATTGAATAATCTACTGTTCCAATATTCTTCACAAATGTATAGTTTGAATTATCAAGTCTAACTACTCGGAGAGTACCGTTACCATCATCCTCAACAATTACTGTCTCTCCATTTAATGTAAATGGTGATGAGAAAACGGTCTTAACTTCATTAGTTGGGTGAACGTTAGGAAGTTGTGGAATATCATGCTCAAGAGAGATTCCAAAGTTGATGTCGATATTTTGAGACGGACCTACTTGTGGTATGATCTTCTTGTATGCGTACACTTTAGTATCATTTGAGATGATTGACGCATGAGAAGAATCGATTGTAGCAACTAGTCTTGAACCATATAATGTAGAATTGAAGTCGTCTAAGTTATCGGTGTTAAACTGCGTTATAGAGTTAGAGATTAGAAGGCTAATTTCATTTGGTTTTAAGTTGGTTACATTTAGATTGTACTTAACCGTAGAATCAATTCGAATGTATGTAAATGTAGGATTCACAAATACTGGTTGAATTGGATTAGCCATCATTGGTTTAATAAAGTTCAAGTATTCTTGCTTCTTTGAGTCAGGAATCAGCTCTAATCCAGATACTGATAGAGCGATGAACACCTTACCATATTGTGGTGGATTAACTAACTCACCACCGTACACTGAGATAGCATCAATCTCTGGGAATTGCGATTTTAGAAGAGTCTCGTAATCTGATGTTGTGATTGCTCTTTGCTGTGTTTGGAAGTGTCGTGGAGCATAGAATCTTATGGACGAAATCGACTCAGGATTGTCTCCACCAATAGCTTTACTAATAGTTGTTAAAGAAACTCTTCCAGAGTTGTCTGAGGTTAGATCAGTATCTGGTGAGAATAGAGAAGCACCATTTGGTGTCGCTCCAGATGAAATTCTGTACTGAACAGCGATTACAGCTCCATCTGCTGGTTTCCTACCAATAATATCATCACCAAATAGAATCTCATACTTCTCTTGATCAGTAGCCTGCAGGAAGTAGTTCTTTGAATCAGACGATAATCCAAGTAATGTATCAGACAGCATATACGGGATAATAGTTGATCCATTATCTTCAACTGAGTTAACTACTAATGATGTAGTGTCTACCATTGGGTTAGATAGAACAAACTGGAGAGATGGATTACTGTAATTCATTACGAACGTTTCAGTGACATAGAATCCTTCGTAGATATCAATATCATCTGTTTGGAACTTGTAAGTATTAGTTGTTGGATCTAGATTAGCGTAGTATACCTTAGCTTCATTTGTAGAAAACGTATATGTCTGAAAATTAAATGAAGTAGTGAACGTAGTCCCCTTTGGGATTAGGAGAGTGTTGTTTCCACTCTGCTCTACGCTAAGTTGTATAGTTGCTGAGGCCGATCTAGCAGATCTAGGTCTATAATTTAGTTCCTTAGCATGAGAGATAACGGAAGATCTAAGCTGTGCAGAATCCAAAAATGACTCTGACGCAAGCATGTTCTGATAGAATGATTGAAGAGCGGTGTTATAAGCTAGAAGTTCAATAAGGACAGCAATGTTTGACCCCTCAAAGTCAAAATCTTTGAAAATCGCCTGTGACCTTAAGTGCGTTATTAAGTTCGCCTTGATAGTATCAAAGTCTAGAGTGGCGATGTTGAGAGAATTGTTTGCCATTGGCTCCAGTTACCATAAGAGAGTCTTCATTTATTTATCCATTTTGAGTTAACACTTTCTCGATGTTATCGTTATAAACGACCCAAGAGAATAATTATGATAACGGGCTAGTAATGTTAAAAAACTTGTTGACATTTTCCTGGCACCTGTATACTAAGAGAGAATGAAAATGCAGGAAAAAGATTTAAGCATTGAATCGAAGAAACTTCTTGACGAAATTGTCAAGGCAATTAATTTTGAAGCAAAGGATAACCCATTTGCAGAACTTATCTCGAAACTAGATAATATTCCCTATACTCGGGAACAGGCTTTCGATTTAGCTAATAAGAGCATTAAAGAATTCCTTAAGCATTAGAATTGGATAGTGGCATGGTGGAGTTTTCTATCGAGGAGCGAGTAATTAGGCTCTTTGAAGACTTGGTTTATAATGAAAATTGCGAGATTACCACAGAATCTACTTGGCAGAAGCTAGGGTTAGATTCTCTCGATAAGATCGAGATGGCCATGGATCTCGAAGACGAATTCAATATTGTAGTTCCAGATGAAATCATGACACATCTCGAGTGTGTTGGTGACGTGTCCGATTATATCGAAAGAGTTATTTCAAAATGAGTGAGAGAAATATCATTCGGATCATAGGTGCGATTTGTCTAACTATCATAGCACTTGCTCTAATTTACACTGGTCACTTTGAATATCTTGGTGGTGTGGCACTTCTAGCATTCTTCCTATACTAATATGCGAATTCAATATATCCAAGGAGACTTGATAGAGTCTTCTGAATACGTCATCGCTCACGGATGTAATGCTCAAGGAGTAATGAAATCCGGTATAGCAAAAACTATTAGAGAACAATACCCTCTGGTTTTTGAAGATTATTGGCATACATATGAAAGTCAAGGGGACTATTTACGCGTTGGTAGTGTAATTCCGACTGTGTATCCTGATCGTATTATCTTGAGCATTATCTCTCAAGAATATTATGGTCGAGATCATGATACACGATATGTTTCATATGATGCTATCGCAAAAGCGATAGTCTGGATAAATGAAAACGGTTACACTAGAGTGGCTTTTCCAAAAATTGGAGCAGGACTTGGCAATGGAAAATGGAGCATTATCTCAAATATCATCGAATCGTACTCGGAATTCACTCCGGTTGTATACCACACTGATTCATGATCAAAGACGAGCTAACAAAATGTCTAAGAAAATTGATCTCGCTAAGATATTCGGCGTCGAAGGATTGATCACCCCGAAAACGTTGGTCAATGAGACACCAGAAGATATTAATAAAAAAACACCAAATGATGCGGCTTGGGATATCCGAGCTCTCCTAGACGAACTAACAATCCGAGTAGCTTCTAAGGACATCCACGGGTGTATTGAGTGCCTTAACGCCATCCAACGCCGTATTGATTTCATGCAAAAGATCGCTAACGAGATCAAGAACATGGGAAAGAAGTAATGGAAATCTACGGCTTCTTTGGTGAGTATAGGTTTCTGTCTAATTTTTATGAGTCACCATTTGAGCTTAATGGTAAGAAATACCATACCGTAGAGCACTTCTTCCAAGCTTCTAAGGCTTCTAATGAAGAAGACCATGAATATGTTAGGAGCGCTTATTCACCCGGGGTTGCAAAGCACCGAGGAAGGCGAATTCCTCTTCGAGATGACTGGGAGAAGGTCAAGATCTCAATTATGACCGAGGGTGTTATTGCCAAGTTTGAACAAAATCCCGAACTCGGTGAGAAATTGGCCAACACTAGCCCCAAAAACCTTGTAGAATACAATACTTGGGGTGATACATATTGGGGAGTATGTGGAAACAAGGGTTGTAACAATCTTGGAAAGATCTTAATGTTTATTCGAGAGACTTTCATATGAAGGTAATACTTAAAAGAGGCCAAATTCCACAAGAAAAGTGGTATCAAACTACTTGTTCTAACTGTAATACTCATTTTAAGTTCCAAAAGAAAGACTCAAGATACAATTCATCGGCTCGAGATATAGTACACCTAATAGAGTGCCCGGAATGTGATAAGACGCTTTATCTATCAACTCTTATCGAGTATTAAAATGAATGTCGTGTATCTAATGAAGAAAGATCCGGAAGAAAGACACCTAAATCGTTATCCCAAAGGTCGTGAAGGAATTTGTAATGTTGATTCTAATCCCAGTTTTTATCCTAAGCGCGGCAGCCGCCGGAACCGTAGCCATAATTCGAAATAGGTGATTGTATGATCATCCCATCTATTATTGTGCTGGTTACCACTGGACTAACAGTAACATCTGGAGCTGGATTAGCATTCAATCAGCGAGTTCCTAGATGGTTGTTTGCTATTGGATACTCTTGGTGGTGGCCATTTCGGCAAGATGATGTGGCCTCTCTATTAGCGCTTGATCTTGATACCGATGAGAGTTGTTCTCAATGGAATTATAATCGTATAGGATGGCAAACTCTAACTAGTCAGGATGGTAAGTTTCAAATCGTTTGTGATGGAATGAAAGAAGGCCGATACAGAATTACCATTAGGGATTATAAGGTTTCTGGAGGAGTGCATGATGTTAGAGCCACCGTATGGGGTGATCAAAAGTTGTATCGTGCTATTGGTCGATGGAAGCGTCGCCGGAACACCTCTAGTAAGTCTGTGGAAGTGATTGAGGATAAGAAATCTTATAATAGAGCTCTGAAAGCGACTTCTGAACATCTTCTTAAGAAACACGGAAACAAGACTCTTGTCAAGTAAGAAAAAGAAGAACAAAGAACCAGAACCAAAATTTATGAAGTGTGCCATATGCACTGAATGTTATGAGGATATCTACCGACCAGGAAAATGCGTGTTTGGTGGACCTTATCATGGTTATATTATGATGGAGACTGAAAATGAATAGAGAATTTGTCGAAAAGTGGGTTCATGAGCTTAGGACTACTTCATATGAGCAGCACCAGTTCGGTTTTTCTACTCCAGTGGCTAGATTTGATGAAGATCCAGAAGAGATGAAGTATGAAGGCTTCTGCTGTTTGGGACTAGCTAACTACATTGGAAGTGGTGATCCTGCAGATACTCATGTTTTGTGCCATAATACTCCTGAGCTCCATACTATTGAAATCGGTGACACCGGAACTGAGCTTATTGGTGGACGTTCTCTATGGTCTCACCTGGTGGCCATGAATGACGGAATAGGAATCTATGAAAGTTCTCCACGCTCATTCTCTCAAATTGCCGATTTTATCGAAGAGAAGCTTCTGAAAGAAGAGAACTAATGATCTTTTTAGTTATTGTTCTTGTATGGCTGATTGGAATTCCGATCATGTACTACGCGGTGATTAGGTGGGGTAAAGGCTCTGAAAGTGATGCCGACTTTACCATGTGCCTATTATGGCCACTTATCCTCCCATTCGCTGTTTGTTATGCTTCTTTTGAAGAGATTAAAAAAGTAGCAAGAGCTCACAAGGAAGCCGACCGAGAGAAAAAGAAGTTAAACTCTAAGAAGTGATTCTTTATGTAGTCTTTCTAGAGCAATTTTTCTAGAGGCCCTTCTTTTTAAACCGTGACGAATCGAAGAGAAGAAAAGAGATAATCATGCAGTTAGTAGACAAAGATGATGTCCTTAACATTGTCATAGGTGTTGCAACTCTCATTGTAGTGATCGGAATTACTTACGAGCTAGGTATCTATGCCGCCGTAATTCCACTAGCTCTAGCAACTTTAGTATTCCTTCTAATGGTATCGTGGTTTATCGGTGATTGTATTCGAGACCTATTCAGAAAATCGAAAAAGTGAAACAGTGAAGCAGTGAAACACGGATCTACTCTAATACAGATCGCGTTCATGTTATCGTGTCTGTCTCTACCAACTCTAATAGAGCTATTCGAAGATATCGGACCAGTAGTATTCTTCGTTCCGACTATGATGCTAATCACAATTCTAGGAATAGCGTCATACTTGATATACACGGACGTCATCGTTAAAGGAGGAGAGAATGACGAAGAATTGTGATAAACAATTGAAGACTCTGAAGAGGTTATTGAACGAGGCGACTCTAGTCCTCGTAGAGGGAAATGTTATAATTGACACGAGCCGAGGAGAAGAGGTATTCAGGTTGCTAGGTGACATCGCATATCACGGAAATAGAGAGGCACTGCACTAAAAGAGATGCTTAGATATATTGCTATAGCGCTGTGTGCGTCATTTATCCTGCTATATGGATATACGATCGTCTCTATTCTAATGATACTTCCAAAGAGTGGCGTGCTCATTACGTCCTTCGGATTGGGAGCCATGGCATGGGACGCGGTTCGTCACGAATGTAAATGTATAAAGGATCTTTTTTGAAATGGCTAAGGCTATTGTAACCGAACGTAAAGTAGAGATCACCTTGACTCTATCTGAAGAGGAGGCTATCATGCTTCATGCCACGATTGGAAACTCCTTCATAGGAACGCAAGAGTCTCCACGCAAGTATAGTGACGCTATATACCATGCTCTAGATAGTGTTAT